CAGCAACACGTGGCTGACACCAGAGGCGAAGCTAGCGCCCAGCACGAACGCAAGCATGGTGAGCAGTACGCCGATCAGCAGCCCTTTGAGGTACGGCCGCATTTGCTGCCACAGCCATGCCCTGAGCCACATCCAGCGGAAATCGTCGCCGTGTCTGAAAAGACCAATCAGCTCTGCAAACGTGAGGTTTATTTCTCTTTTCACAGCTGATACCTCTCAGCACACACACCCGGCCCCCAGCCTGCAGCCACATACAGCGGCTCCCAGCGGGTAAGGATGTTGCGGGGGTAGTTGCGGTTCTCGCGGAAGTTGGCAGCCGAGCGGCCTGCGTTGTACCGCTCGACAGAATTGAACCAGGTCAGCGGGTCGGCCCCGGAAGCCGACGCCAACCGGCGGTCGCGGTTGATCCACCCGAGGCCGCCGTTGTAAGCGGCCAGCGCCATTGCCCACTTCTCGCAGGGGCTCGCGGCCTGGATGCGTTCAAGGTGCCATTGGTTGTAAGCCACCATGGCTCTGAGTGCCCAGCCGGGGTTGAACGGCTGGGCCGGGCCAACCTGGCGCGGATACAGCTCAGCCATCCATGCAGCGGTTGCCGGCATAAACTGCGCGAGCCCTTGGGCGCCGGCATGGCTCGTCACATGAGGTCGCCAGCCACTCTCTTGGTGTATCTGCGCCGCCAGCGTTGCCACCGGCGCACCGAGGCCGAAGCCATGCTGAGCAACACGCACCAGGTCACGGCGGTATTGCTCAGCAGCTCGGGGCACGTCGGCAGCAGCGGGCTGACAGTTGGCCAAGGCAAAGATGATCACCCAGATCAGCAGCACCGTCAGGCTGAACAGGCGGCAGTTGCCTCGGCGGTCGATACGGTCACGGGCCTGCATGGTCACAGCCCCAGCGTCAGGCCGAGCACGCAGGCCAGCACAATCAGCGCCCGGCGCAGGCAGGCGGCTGCAAAGGCAACGGTATCGCGGTCAGCATCCTGAGGGTCTCGGCTGCAACCGCCAGGCCCCATTGGCTTCGGAATGTACTCATGCGGTCGGGCATAGGGGAACAGCGCGCGATCCAGCCAGTAGGCCAGCACCACGCCAAGGGTCACCAGAGCGACCTTGTAAGCGATCACCGGCATCTGCTCAGGCGCGGCCAGCGCCAGAGCAATCAGCAGGAACACAGAAACCAGAATCCAGAGGGTCAGCCGGGGAAAGCGCGATCCGGCGTTACACGCGGGGGAACCATACATGGGTAACACTCCTCAACCTGCACAGTGGCGTTATTGCCAGGGACAGGTCGAGGGTGTCAGTTAGAAGGTGAAAGGTCTTTTGAACGGGGGCAAAAGAGATTGCCCGGTGGTTGCAGCAGTATCGGCCTGCACACTCACCAGAGGTAACCACCATGAGCAAGCAGGATATACCGTTTTACCCTGAGTCTGAGGTATGGCTGGAGGCTGGCCATAACAGCACAAGCGGCGCTGAGCTGCGCCTTGCCTTCGCGGAACCACTACCCACAGTGCATAACCCGTTCTGGATACCGATAAGCGCGCCGGATGGCAGCGCCCTTGGCTGGTTGCAGTTCAGCTACCTGACTACAGCGCGCCAGAAATCGTTGTTTGCAGCCACTGCATGGCGTTCGGCAGCCGAGTCAGCCCCTCCTGAGCAAGACGTGTTACCACTGCCTCTAGCCCTTTTGCCGGCAGGCTTTGCACCGTCGACTTGAGCTGCTCTTTCACACTTGCATCCGCGTCGGAGGCTTCGACCTGAGCCAGTATCAGGCCACGTATAGTGTCCGCATGTAGCTTTACCGTTACCAGGCCAAGGATGGCCGATAGCCCGCCGTCCTCCTCGATAAAGTCGATACCTTTGGCCGTGATCCTCATCTGGCAGGGCGCCAGTGTTTTTGATCCGTCAGACGTTATGCGTATCTCACCGCTCACAAGATCGTGCTCACGCAGATATGCGAGATTGCAGCATAGGTGGTGATGATCAACCTGCATACGTTCTGCGAGCGACCGGGACATCACTGGCCCCGGATACGCTTCCTTCAGGCATGACAAAACTTGGTTCTGAAGCGCTCGATCGTTAATCATCACTACATCCTAATAGCTGCTCTGCGATGGACTACATGCACTCGCGCTCGTTGCGGAACAGGTCGCTCTGAGAGCATTTGACCAGCCAGCGCCTCAAACCCGTATTCAGGTTTAGCTGCCAGACCACAAGCTTCGACTCAACCTGCTCGGTGGTAAACGGTAATTTCGTTGGCGCGTTGTTTTCCCAATAGTGAACTTGGCAAATGGGTTTTCCTGCACACGCCTCAGCGACCGCATAGCGGTATACATCTTCGTTATTGATGCCTGCGGAGTCGATCGCGACGAAGCTAAGAACCCCGGCTCGGCCGGTTATCCGGTATCCGGATGAATCAGCAAAGGTGGGAAAAGCTGCGGCTGCAGCTATCAGCAAAACTGCAATTTTAAGTCCTTTCATAAAACCTCCTGCGTACCAAGAAAAATGCCACGGCGCTATGCCAACCTAAGCGCCAGGCTGAGTTACCTGTTTCTAAGCCATTCGGCCGCGAGCATGTATACCAGAACAACAGAAAACACGATGCCCGCTGATGACAACAGCAGCACCAGCAAATCAGAGGGCTCCGTGACCACATTACTCTCTGATCTGCGCCCCATTAGCCAGCCGAACACAACAAGAGTTGCTACACCGAGCCCAGTTAGCTTAGTCCTCGCCTCAAGCATCTCCTGATGCGCACGGCAGTTGTTGCAGATCGTCATGCCCTGCGTAATGAAACGCTGCTCGCACTTCGGACAGGGTCTAGAGCGGTTCTCATAGTAGTCCCTGCCAGCCACTCGGTTTCCATTTCCATGGACCTCAAACCCCATCACCTGCTCCTTACTTCTCTTCGTGGAAATCCCGTCCTGCTGTGCGGTTGCCATTGCCAGTGACCGTCACACTTTTTTTGCTTGCCTTCGTTTTTTGAACGCCAGCTGATAACAACTCAACGGCTTTGGCTTTAAGCGCGAGAGGCGCGGCCCTGAACAGCTCGACCAATTCTCGCTCATCGCGGGTTAGCTCTGTGTTGGCTCGCTCAAGCGCAGCATGGGTCAGCTCCATGTAGTCGCGAGGGGCTCGCCCCGTGGCCTGCGTAAACCGTTCCATAGCAGTCTTTCCAGTAAGTATGTACTCAACTGGTATCACCAGATCAGGGCGTCGAGCGGCCAAGGCGTACAACTTTTCTTCGGGAAAGGCAGCTCTTTTCTTCCTGGCATTGAAGGCAGTGGGCTTCATGTCCAGCAGCGATGCGACTTCCTTGTCTGCATGCACGCCTAGCACTTCCTTAAAGCGCAGCAAAATTTTGTCGAAGGAATCCACAAAAGCCCCTTGCGTTATCCATTAATATGGATATTATCCATATATGTTCAGTTTTCTTAGCAGCAAACACAGAGGAAGCCCTCCATGAAAGCGCCGTACCCATTGCCTACCAACACCCCCTTTACCGGCGAGCAGGTCAAGGAAAAATTCTTGGCTGCTGGCGTCACCTTTACCGAGTGGGCCCGCGATAACGGCTACCGGGTGCAAAAGGTGTACTTCGTCTTAAACGGGCAGCTCAAAGGCCGCTACGGCGAGGCACATAAAATTGCCGTTGCCTTGGGCATGAAGCTTCAGACCCAAAAAGCTGCTGCCTGAGGCCAGCGCCATGACCTTCAACCCGCAACCCGCATTCGGCCCGGCCGAGCCGATCGACGCCTACAGCCGCCTGCTGGACGTTGTTATCGCCAGCTCGCCTGTCTCGCAGGCCGACACGCTCAACGCCTTGCATGACGCTATCACCCGCTACCAGCTCAACGGCCCAATGCAGCGCATTACCACCGGTGAGCGCCAGCTGTTGAACCAGCTGCAGATCCTGGCCGTGGGCGAGCTGCTGACTGCTGGCTCCAGTCGTAGCGCTGCGGCGCGTGACTACCACGTGCCAACCAAAAACCGGTGCCTGGGCTGCAGCGACTCAGACGTACTGCGCCGGCTGGCTGGTGGGCCGGTGCCCCATGCCAAAGACTGCCCGCATGGTAAGCAAGACGATGCGCCTCGTGACGAGTTTGGCTTCACTCTTCATGCCCCGTCCTTCGGTATACCTCGCGCTGGCGACGCGTCACGCGAGCATCAGCAAGCTGCTCAACCAGATGCTGCATCGCTTTCTGAGCATGGGGCTCAAACGGCGCTCCGTTCCAGTGCTGTGCCAGTAGCGCTTGCTCCAGCGAATCCGAGTCCAGCAGACCGTGCATCTCCATCTGTGCAGCCAAATAGAGCCATGCCATCGCAAGGGCATTCTGGCGCCCCTCAATCTTCAAAAGGCGAATTTCGTCAGCGTCCATCAGTTGGGCCCTCAAGCCAGTGAATGTACCAGACAAGGCTAGCGACATTGAAACGCTTTTGCCTAGAACAAAAACCAGGGCGTTTTGGATGCCCTGCCAAGTAGCAACGGAGGACCCCGTCCAATGACGCGACGGAATTGGAAAAGCTGGGTACCCAGCTCACCGGCTGATGCCATGCAGGGCTGCGCGCAGCTGGCTCTGGACAAGTACAACCGGGGGATTGAGCGCCTGGCTTGTGACCACCTGGGGCAGCACAACTCCAGCAGCCTTTACAAGTGGATGGGCAATGGCCGCCTGCCGCTCACGCTGATTCTGCCGATGGAGCGCGCCTGCGGCGTGCCACTGATTACCCGTTACCTGGCCTCGGCGCACGGCAAGATGCTGGTGGACATCCCCACCGGGCGGGCCACCCGGCCTACCGACGTGCAGCAGCTGCAAACCGTACTGAATGACGCTGTGGGCGCGGTGCTGGCCTTCAGTGATGGCAGGCAAACCGCCGCCGAGACGTTGAACGCATTGCAGGCCGGCCTGGAGTCACTGGCGTGGCACCACGGCAACGTGCAGCAGCATGACCAGCCACAACTTGAACTCGGAGAGCACGACGATGATTAAGGCGTTCCGCAAGCTCGCGTGTGCCGTGCGAGGCCACCGTTACCCGACCAACCTGTTCGACAACTTTTCGCTGTGCTTCTGCAAGCGCTGCGGGCAGGAGGTGGCTGGCCGCACATGGGAAGACATTCTGGATGCGCCGGATGACGACGATTACCCCGACTACGACAGCAGAGAGCAGCGCCATGACTGACAACACCCGCAAGAGCGAGAGCGGTGGCCGCGTGCTGGACGTACTGCTGGCCCTGAACGGCCACGTGAGCAAGGGGCTCACCAACGGCCAGTTGGCCAAGGGGCTGGGCGAGAGCGCGGCCACCATCAACCGCTGCATTAACACCCTGATCGACAAGGGGCTGGTGAAGAAGAACGAAGACGGCAGCTTCTCGCAGACCGTGCGCATGGCCCAGATCGGGCTGGCATGCCTGGATGAGCTGGACCGCGAAACCCGCCGCCTGGAAGAACTGCGCCAGCGCGTGCGCACTGGCTACTGACCATTAACGGAGACACAGCATGGCCCGCAAACCCACCCACACAGAAGAACAACAGGCAGCCACCACCGAGGCGATTCGCCAGAGCGTTGGCGACTTTACGAGCCTTGAGCACCTGAGCGAAGGCCAGACCGAGGCACAGCAGCTGCAGGCGGCTTACAGCGAAGAACGCGACCTGGTCAACCAGTTGCTGGGGCAGGCGCAAATGGCTGATGCCTTCGGCAAATTTTCGAATACGGTTTTCACTTCAAAATTGGCCTACGTCAAGGAAAACAAGCTCTACAAGGCAATTGCCGGCAAGAAAAACGAAAACGGTATTCAGTTGAAGGGCACTTGGGACGAGTTCTGCAACATGCTCGGCTGGACTCCACAGCATGCCAACGAAGCTATCAACAACCTCCGCGCCTTCGGCGAAGAAGCCCTCGAATCCATGTCCCGCATGGGTATCGGCTACCGCGAGCTACGCCAGTTCCGCAAGCTGCCCGAGGACTCCCGCTCTGCGTTGATCGAGGCGGCCAAAACCGGCAACCACGAGGCGGTGGAGTTTTTGGCCGAGGAGCTGATTGCCAAGCACCAGGCCGAAAAGGAGCAGCTGACCAAAGAGCGTGACGAGGCCCATGCCGACTACGACGCCCAGAGCCAGGTGCTGGCCAACCGTGCCCAGGAGCTGGACCAGGTGAAGCAGGAGCTGGAGAAAGCCAAGCGTCGCATCCAGCTGGCCACCCCCGATGAAAAAGCCCGCAAGTGCCACATGGAAGCACAGGGCACCATCAGCGAGCTGCAGGGACGCTTTAAGGCAGAGCTGCGGCCGACGCTGGAGGCCCTGCAGGCGCTGGCCCAGGAGACGGGAGAAGATCAAACCCACTTTATGACCCGCCTGCTGCGTGACCTGGAACTGCAGATCGCCCAGCTGCGCGACGACTTCGACCTGCCGGCGCACCTGGCCGACGAAGAGCCGGATTGGTTGAAGGACGGCGCCCTGGAGGCTGCCGAAGCACTGATTCAAAACGAGCAGGGGCACTGAGATGAACGCCGTGATCACCGAGCAGCTGGTGGCTGTCGCCCAGGCGCTGCGCGCAGCAGGTCATGGCGAGAAGCAAACCATCAAGCAGCAGGCGTGTGAGCGCCTGCAGATGTCACCAGCCACTCTGCATCGCAAATTGAAGGAAGTCGCCGTGACCACCAAGACCCGCAAACGCCGTGCGGATGCAGGCAAGAGTGACCTGACCCGCGAAGAGGCGCGCTATATCAGCGGTGTGCTGATCGACACGCTGCGCCGCAACGGAAAGATGGTTGCCAGCCTCAAAACCGTTGTGCAGGCGTTGCGCGCAGATGGCTACATCAGAGCGGAGCGGCTGGATCCACGCACCGGCGAGCTGACGCCTCTGAGCGAAAGCGCAATCAACCGTGCGCTGCGCGTATACGGCCTGCACCCTGACCAGCTGCTGGCTCCTACGCCGCATACCAGCCTGAAGAGCGAGCACCCTAACCATGTTTGGCAGATAGACGCGAGCCTCTGTGTGCTCTATTACCTGAAGCCCCAGAAGAAGAACGGCGCCAACGGGCTGCATGTGATGCCGCACGACAAGTTCTACAAGAACAAGCCGAAGAACCTGGCACGTATCGCCGCAGACCGGGTGTGGTCCTACGAGATTACCGATCACACCAGCGGCTGGATTTACGTCGAGTACGTGATGGGTGCAGAGAGTGGCGAGAACCTCTGCAACGTGCTGATCAATGCCATGCAGGAGCGCGGCGGGCCGGACATGATGCATGGCGTGCCACGCATCCTTTATATGGACCCCGGCAGCGCCAACACCAGCGCCATGACGCTGAACCTGTGCAAGGCACTTGGCATTGAGGCTATCGCTCACGCACCAGGTGCAGCCAGATCGACCGGCCAAGTAGAGAACGCCCGTAACCTGATCGAACGCAACTTTGAGTTTGGCCTGAAGTTTCGTCCGGTAGCAGACCTTGCCGAGCTAAATTCCCTGGCTGCCAAGTGGCGCGCGGTGTGGAACGCGACCGCCATCCATGGCCGACATGGCAAAACCCGCACCGCGCACTGGATGACCATTACTGAGAGCCAGTTGGTCAAGGCTCCGCCGGTTGAAGTGTGCCGGGAGCAAGCAATCTCCGACCCGGTGGAGCGCAAGGTCAACAGCGGCAAGCTGGGCATGTACGTGAACTTTGGCGGTGCGGAGTACGACCTGACCCATGTGCCTGGCGTGATGGTTGGCGAGAAGGTGCTGGTAACCAGCAACCCGTGGCGCAGCGACATGGCGCAGTTGGTACTGACCAACGCCGAGGGGCGGCAGGTGTTCCATGTAATCCCGCGGATCAAGGAAGACGAGCACGGCTTCCCGATTGGTGCGCCAGTTATCGGCGAGAGTTACAAGACTGTTGCTGACACTGCTGCGCAGACCAACCGCAAGGAAGTCGAGCAGCTGATGACTGGCACCAGCTCGGTCGAGGAAGCCGCTGCTTTCCGCAAAGGCAAGGGCCTGCCGCTCGGCGGGGATTTCAACCCCTACCGGGCTACAGACGACGCAAACCTGCCGACTCACCTGCCGCGCCGCGGTACCGAACACAAGTTGACTGGCCCTGTGGTGGAGCTACCGCCGCTGAGCCACGTTGCCGCTGCCAAGCGGCTCAAAGCCATGCTGGGCGAAAAATGGAACGCCGAGGCCATGGCAACCCTGGTGGGAGGTGACGCATGTTGAAACTGAAATTGGTGCTGGATGCGATCGAACCAAAGCAGGCCGACCTGGCCCGCTCGCTGCAACTGAGCAAGGCGACCATCGCCCAGCTGATCAACCACGGCCTGTGGCCGAAAAGCCTTGACCGGACTGAGCTGGAGCAGCGCATCCGTGACTGGCTGCTGAGTAACGGCGCCGCCAATGACGCTATTGGCGACGTGTTTGAAGAAGTACAGGTGGACCAGCCGTGCGCTAACACGGCTGATCCGCAACCCCCAGAAGCGTTCGACCAAAACAACCAGGAGTCAGAACCGATGTTAA